CGTCGATAGTCCATTCAATTGCTCCGGCAGCCAATTCTGCTCTTGCAGCAGCGTTTGGTAGTTCTTGCGCTTTATATGCCGCACATTTTTCGTGAGCAGCAGCGTAATCGCCAGGCAATGAATTCACAGGTACAGATATCTTAGTAGTCGACTTCACAACGAAATTTTCGCCAGTGATAGAGTCTTCATAAGGAACGTCAATAGTAAAGGTAGTAACACGTTGCTTACCTTCAATTCGAGATCCAACAAATGCTGATTCTCCTAATGCGTTTGAATATTTTGTACCGGTTTGTAAGTTTTCTCTTTTGATCATAATAAGTCCTTTAATGGATTGATGAATCACTCGATCAGAGTGTTCAAATTTTTGAAGCGCCTAATTTAGGTGCATAGCAATAGCTAAGTTAGACTTAGCTTAAAAGAGAATTCTACATAATTTCACTTAGAACCACCGGGTATTAACCCCCATATGATGGCACCAAGTGTGATATTTTTCCCTATATCCTCGAACGCTTTTGGCTTCGAAAAGTCAAAGCATGTGATTCCGTATTCATTTGATTCGAAATCTGTTCTACGATCGGGATTCTCAAAGACCTCACGCTGGTAATACGTGTGTTTTTCAGTTCCTTGGAATTTTTCTTCCACGTCCTTGAATTCGCCGTAACTACGAACAAGCCACTTTGCTTTATCGTTAGGCACGGTCTGAGAGCCAGCAACAATTGTAACGATTATATCCTCGAATGGAGGAGTCCAACCTTGGTAATACTTAGTCGTAACTGAATCAACAGTTTGACCAGTAAAGACTTTAGTAAAGTACTTGCCTTTTAATACCGGATGGTTAGGGTAGGTATCCACCAAATAATACTCCCAATATTTATAGGTTTCTATGATGGTGAATCCGCCATTAACAGTTGTTGCATTAATACCAACTTCTACATCTAAGTTATAGGACATTGTGACCTTCCAAGCACCCACAGGCATATAGACCTTATCTTTAAGATCCAAAACGCCAGAGTACTCAGAAGTAAACCAGTCATACACGAATGATAATGGAATGATGTTATGGAGAACCGTGTCCAAGGACGACGATAATCTATTAAAAAATTGCCCTAGACGTTGTCCAGAGGTATTCATCATAACTGCATCTTCCTTCTTTAGTACGTAGTACATAGAAGCTTGTGCCGTAAACTTCTTATATTCGAAGTTTAAGTCCACTGTGTGTGCAAGTCCCGAATTTCCGAACGGCTGAGAGTAATTTAATTTCTCAGGCGCACCAAAACAGGTTGCAGCAGTTTTAGGGTTACGACCAAAGAGCCGTACACTTTTTCCCTGCTGCCATTTTTCTGTTTGTGCCATTGAATTGAAAGCCTCTATAGCTTTATCGTTTGCTTCCACGCTTGTGGCTAATCCGACTGCACCTTGTACAACCGGAGCTAGAACTAATGTAGTCCATAAATGGGCATTAGCAGCAAAATCGACGACCTCGGTCAGAGATCCAAAAATGTTATCGGATAAACACTTATCCACCATTCGCTTATGTGCTTGCACGGCGTCTGGTGGTGGTCCTAAAGGAAACTGCATATCGGCTGCCATTTCGGCTAGATCGATTAGCGGGTTCGCCTTTATATTCTCAAAATCATCACTTGATGGCCATAGCATGGCCGTGACAGTAGCAACGGTATTGGGGTTAAACACATTATTAATAGGTGTTGTAACCGTATAACCCGACATGATCGAGTTCCAAGCGCCGACTAGGTAATGAGAAGTTGCATCGTTGTGGGGCATAGAATCGTCATACGATTCATGATCCATTTCAATAAATCTATGTTTATAGAAATTATTAGTAACATAAGGATAATCACCTTCCTTCCATGGGGGTGCAAGCACCCCTATTACGGGTTGTGTACTTATTTCAGACTTCCAGTGATATACTGGATGCTGTATCGATGCGGACCGCGGAGGTATCAGCCTACAAGGTCCATACCTTTTAAGTATGGCCTTGATCCAAGAGAGACGCAATTCGATCTCTTTTGTAGCACCTTTAAAGCCTTGAGGTAATGAACCCAAGACAGTAGTGCCCGCTGAAATTTCTAATCGCCAAGCCTTAACCGTTCGTGTTTTTTTCACAAACTTGTAATAAGGATATGGCACGGGCTTCCTGACGTTTCTGTGGTAGAAACCACCACGTCTTAGAGGAAACTTAGTATATACTGTGATATACTTAATGCGCCAATCGATTTCGAAATCGAATGGATCGTAAGC